CATCAAACCATTATTAAAAACGGCAAAGAAATAACTGTGTTTCGTAGTTCGATAGAAAGCAACAAAAATGGTTTGTAAATGTTTTTTTACATGGTATAATTAACACATGGCTCACGGTGGATTTGCTGAAATACTTGAACGACAAGAATTGATTGACAAGCTACGGGAGCATGGATACGGTGAACTTATTGACGCTTTATTGGATAATGAACGTGAATGTTATACCAAAAAAGCTAGACTAAACAAAAGCGGAGCATGTAGGGTACTGAACTGGAAAGGCAAGCAATTAGAAGATGCCCTTCAGGAATGTAAACAGATTCTCCAAAAGGAAATGGGCGAAGAAGAGGAAGACGAGACTGATGATTAGCAGTTATCGTCAATAAATGCTCGATCAAATCTCAAGGTGAGATTACAGGTCAGGTATGAACTATCGCTCATGTCCAAATCGTCAAAGTTCGCATTTTGAGGCCATACATTCTCAAGTGTCCATGTTTCAATAGTGTTGCCGCACCCATCATATAATTCGAGTGTGGCTGTTAGTTTGAATTGTCCATTATTACCCGGAGGCTTGTACCACTTGCCTTTGCACGGGTCGTATTGTCTCTGTATCCAGGCAAAGATGGGATGCTTGCCAGTCTTTTTAAGATCGATCAATGTTAAATCTAGAGTTTTCCACTCTGGTTTTGTTTGAATATAAATGGTTTCATTAAGATGCTCGACAGGAGTTTCTTTGAAACTAACCGTAGGACGTGACGCTTTGGTGGGTGGTAACGATTGAACTCCACTAGCTGATATCTCTGGTATTTTGAATAACCAACGAAATTTGCGCTTAAAGCAAGTGGTTTTTTTCTCTAAACCAAAATCTAAACCCATTTGGCGACCCATATGATTGTGTCCTTTGGATAGGTGTGAATTAGGGCTGCCCTATATAATAGGGCAGCCCTAACCATAATTCCACGACAAACACCTGAGATAATGACAAGCTTATTTAACGATCAGTTGCCGGGGCCACCGCCGCTGCTGCCAGGACTGCAACCATCGCAGCAAGCCGTTGGATTGGCTCCGCAAAGGTTCTGGTATTTGACGTTCGAGTATCTTAGTGTAATTTCAATTGTGCATTCTTCAGAGCTTGAATAATCCAATTCTCCAAAGTTAATAGCTTGTGGCCATGCATCATTCAAAACCCATTCTTCAAGACCAGTACCGCAACCATCCCATAGAGTTAAAGTTACTGTTCCAGCATAGTTTGAACGACTTGCACCCATCTTTAATTCGGCTGGCTTGGTAAAATCATATACCGATGCTAGCCAAGTCCAAAGAACAATATTATCACTACCAGCTACGTCATAGTAGGTAATGGTGATAGTTTCCCAACTCGCTTTACCAGGAATCCAAGTTTTTGCATTCAAAAAATTGATTTCAGTTTCTTCAACACTTAGATTTGGTCTGGCGGCTACTTTCACAAAACTTTCTGGAACGGATTGTGAGCCGCAAATATTTGTCACTTTCAAGGTCCAACGAAACTTTCTCTTGAAGATTAGTTTCGATCCACCTAGCTTGCCAATTCCCATTAACATATTATTATCTCCTTAGTTCTCTAATCTTTATGAAAAGGACTTTCCCCGGCCCGTAAGGGCCGGGGAAAGTATTTAATTCACTATTAGCCACCATAGTATGGCTGTTCGGTGCTTTCGTTGAAGCTACCAGTTCTATGGATGCTGAATTCGATGAATATGAATTCAACAGCCCTGGTGGGTTGTACGCCAATTCTTGCACGGAATTCATTACGATCAACTACGTCTGGGGTATTCAAATCCCAACCCGCATCGATGATATAGTCATGAAGACCACGGCCTGCCTTAACCTCTTCCATAATACCGGCAGCCATTACAATCCATCTACGATGGAACTCATCGTCATGTGGATCGAACAGCATGGCCTTCGATCCGGCTCTAATCCTCTTCTCCAATACGAACATCAAACGTCGGACGTTTACACGATCAAGAGCGGTTGGCCGTCTCTGTAGAGTCTTTTGGCCCCAAATCATAAAGTCCTGATATTCAGCGAATTGGACAATCGGATTGATGCAGTTACGGTTTCCATACATTGTGTCTCGCTCTTCCAAGGTTGGGCGGCTAAACACGTCGGTAATACCCGGAACAATACCACGATTTACACCTGCTGGTGCAAACCACGGTTCGGCCAAATTGTCACTACGGGCAATGGTAGCCATAACTGAACCAGACGGTGGAACCCATACGTCAACACGGTTGTACGTATCTCGCATCTTCACCCACGGCCAGTAAAGAGCACCGAAATCGGAGTCGAATCTGGTCATGTTAAGTGGGTGTAAACCATTCTGCCACTGTACAATTTCTTTTACAGTTAAACCGAATGGTGGATCAATAATTGCCAAGCAATCCATACGGACGCTCTGGCATAGATGTAACAGTTCGTAAATAACATCTGTAGAGGCATGTCCAGGTACAGCAATTAGATCGATATCAATTTGCTCTGGTTCTGACAAGGCATACATGCCCGTGTAACCAAGCAGACTGCCCATCAACAATTCGTCTTGAAGATCTGGATCGCTTGGGATACCATCATTACCGCCGCTGAGTGAGTAATAGGTTTGTCCTGTTTTCTCCAACGGCAATGCCTTTGTTGCTGTGTTGTCGATACAACGAATAAAATCAGATGTTAAGGCCAAGAAAGTTTCTACGTAGTATCTGCTAGTTTCGTCTTTGGTCAAATAACCCCAAGATTCTACTTGCGCACCATTATTATATACTTCAAGTGTAAACACTCCTTCTCGGATATCATTCTTGAGCAATACTTGAGTGTTATTACCTTCGATTCCAGCGCTATCAGCGGTTAGTCTAAAGGTATTCTCTCCACTATTAGAGGCACCATACCATAGACCAAACGCCTCATCTCTCGCACCTCCAGCAGTACCATATGGGGTATAACCAGGAGCAGTATCGCTATTAATGTTATCGCCATTCTGATTCACTTGATTAAATCCTAAGGCGGCACTGGCTGTTGACGACGGACGAACATAAACTCTAGCGTCACGACCTTTATGCAACGTAGCTAGTGTTATATACGAAGCGTTTAGGTTTAGAGTAGTCGCTACTCCCATGCTGGAATAATCGCTTGGCGAGCCTGAGAAGTCATCTGAAGACTCTGTTTCATCAGCAAAGAGTACCGTGTAATCCACATATCTAAGCTCGTTGCTTCCATCGTTAGGTAGCTTAGGAGTGTATCCCAATTGCGTATCTTTACCGTTAATTCCACCACCAACTGCACAAAAACCACCAGGAATTAACCATGTGGGATGACCGTCAGTATAGCCATTGTTTATTTGACGATTAATGCACCTTACAATATCGGCCGTTGTAACTTCACGACCAGTTACACCATCATCTACAGATGTTAGATTAATAACCTGAACAGCATTGTCGATATTATCATTTCCAGTACCATCCACTACCACCTCTAGCAAATTCATAGTAGTTGGAATAACCCACTTTCCACTTGTTGGATGAGATCCAGTTTGTGGATAGTAATCATAGTATCCAGGAAGAATGGCTGACTCCATTTCCCATCCGAATCCTAGACCGGTATCTGCTGCCGCCGCACCACTTAATATGCTTGCCATTGGATGCAATGCAGAATTTCCTACAGATGTAAACTCCAAAGAACAAGTCGGGCCAGCAGCCCACAATGTCTGGACTGCCAAATTGCCTCCATCATTGTAAAAACTAATGCCATCTAGATAGCCGAGTTCTGCCGGATTGCTATAATCTAATTGGCTGTTCAACTGACAAATAATGTTCTTGTAAGTTACTCCATCTAATTGCATTGCATGAGAACTACCGTCATTATTCGTCATGTGCGGATCATCATTGTCTTCTTGGTATATGCCGCCCATCAAGCCAGATGCATTTGGAACGTTATATGTAAATTGCACCCAATTTCCAGAATTGATATTGATACCACCGGCTGGAATGACTAAAACTCTTGAAGAAACAACTCCATTAAGCTTCCATCTCAAGAAACAGTCGGTGCTAAATCTAAATGCTGACATTGGAAGACCGGTTGAAGTGCCCGCTCTTACTTGAATCGTTCCACCAGCGGACGGCACATCTACCCAGGCTGTTGTGGCCTGTTCACTGCTTACCGCATCATCATCAGCTACACGTACTACATAAAGCTCATTAGCAATTTGTAGGTACTGCGATGCAGCATAAATTAGATAAGGATCACTCTCTTCTGGGTGAGGGTATCCAAAAATTGTATTCAATTGCCGTTGACTTGCAACAATAGTGGGAAGGTTAAGCGGTCCCTTACTTGCAAATCCAACCAAACCAGCACGGTGGAAGGTGTTGGACGGAGCAATGTAGCTTAAATCCTTCTCAGTGATTCTAACACTCGGACTAATTGTATTAGACGGCGGAAATCCCCTTAAAATCGCCATAGTTTATTCTCCCTTTTGCTTTACTTCATTATCAGGTATGTATCTAGTGGTAATTAAACCAAATTTCGCTTCGACACGTTCAATATATTCAGTGCTTCTCTGATCGTCGAGGTAATAGACGTTTTTTCCCTTGCCCATTCCAGGAATGTTCAGAGTTGTGAAAGCTCGGGGCCTCCCTTGCTTTTTCACAATGACCTGTACAGGAAACCTGTTGTGGTTTGTGATTTCTATCATGAACCGAACTCCTTAATCGCAATCTCTAATCTATCTAGTGCCTCTGTCATCTCTTCTATTTCAGTCCCATTGCCCGACATATCAATTTTCGCTGCTAAGACAGCTTTGTGTCGAACAATTGGCTGAGGTATATATGTTTCAGCCGTTAAATTAAACTGGAATTTAATTACTCTTAGTTTCTGATCTCCCGGCTCTGCCTCCAAGTTATTAGCTATGGAATTGAGCTTAACGCCAATTTCCCATTGAACGCCTCTTACACTTATATATGCCATTGGACTGAATTTCGTAAGGATCTGTTCAACTATTTGATTCATATCTTCGATATACAACGCCCAGGCCGATAATGTGTATTCCACATCAATAGGAATTCCCCTAGTAACACCAAATACAGTGTCTCTTTCTCTAAATTCGCTGGTAGTAAATCCAGGAGCCCTATCAGGTCGTAATCTTCTCATGTAATCCACTGCTTTATGATAGGTGTAACGACCTTGCGCAAACTGCATCCCTGATTGATAAATAGATAATAACGGAAGCTTAATTCGATCTACTACTAAGCTGTTGTCTTTTCTGACATTATCGAACATGATAGCTGCAACAGCACGTTCTTGGGTGCCGTAAATAATAGGAACTGGAAACCCCTTGCCATTTGGATCAATTACTGCTACTTGACTAAACATATCTTTCATAGCCATGTCAGCGTGACGAATACCCTTGGCATAACGATAAAGCACGTTTCTATTTGGGTTTCTTAAATCGTTAAGAATTTGTCCACTCTGCATGGGATCGCAAGTGCCATCTTGACCACCGCCCTCCCTTCCAGATTCATCACAGTAATCACTTAGCCAACCCATTCCTGGTTGATCTGTGGACTTCAAAGAATCTTCTGGTTGACATAATTGTGGGATTTTGTCTTCGCTTATTTTTTCTTGGACAGGACTTTTCTCATTGCAATCATTCAATGATTTTTGAGCATAATTCCCTTGATTGATTTGTTTACTCATAATTTAATCCCGTACTCAACTAAATTAGTTATGGTT